AATACAGCAGGCTCCACTCTGCTGATACAAAAACCCATGGTCACACTAAATGCACCATTGGGGCGTGCCAAAGTTACACTGTCAGGTCCTGAGCTATTGGAATTATTAGCCGAACCGGCTAGTTATAGCATTACTCGAAGTAGTGGCAATTTGACCGAAGCAGTATTTACAAACGCCCAGTCTGGAGCAAGAGCTCCGCTGAATGTAGTAGACAGTGTGTTACCACAATTCGTACCCAGCATCCCATTGACCATTCCCACAGTAAAATTGTCAGCACAAGGCTCAGCAGATGGCACAAGTTTTCAAAATTATCCCGGCGAAAACTGGTATTGGGGCGGCAATCCCAATGGTGCCAACTATTTCAATAGTTTTTTAAGCACTGAATTTTACAGCAGTTTCATCAAACCGCAAAACGCCATAACAACTATCCAAATGACTTTAGACGGGTACACCGGCACAATTAAAGCGCAAGCCGCACAAGATTACGAATCAGTCCCTTATAATGTCACCGAAAGTACTACCTACTATAATCATACTGGTACAATTTATTTGAATGTGATTGGATGGTACCCGTTGTTGAGACTTTGCCTTAACAACAGTATATTTGCGGTGCCTGATCAACCAGGTGTACCAGCACAAGCATATGCCACATGTGCAAATGGAGTAGTACAAAGTATCACAGTACAAAATGCTGGAAGTGGATATCTTGCACCACCTAAAATTAACATCATCGGGGAAGGGTCCGGTGCCACTGCTGTGGCCACGCTCGGAACCAATGGTAGTATTGCAGGAATAACCGTGACCAATGGCGGGTCTGGGTATTGGGTAGTACCAAATGCCGGAATCAATACACCATATTATCCAGTGGCACCCAGTGGGCAAGGTGCTATGGTTATTATCAGTACTGGTTATGTTGTTGATCTGTTTTATCGATAACTTTGATTTCTTAAACTAAATGTGTTATACTAGCTACATGATTGATGTGGTCGCGTATCTACCTGCTCGAAGAAAACAGACTCCTTCGGGCTGGATCAGTTTCAATGCACCATGTTGTGCTGACCGACGGCAAAGAGGCGGATTAAAGACCAGTGACAAAGGATGGAGCTACCATTGTTTTAATTGCCAATTTACTGCTAGTTTTATATTAGGTCGTACTATAGGATTTAAAGCTCGTAAACTATTAGGATTGTTAAATGTTCCAGAACGAGATATTGATTTACTCAATTTAGAAAGTCTTCGACACCGCAGTATAGAAGGCATTTTAGATGAACGGCAACAAGTGTTTAATACACTGAGCAATATAAAGTTTAAAGAGTTTGAAGAGTTTCCTCCACATGCAGAATTATTGACACCTGACCATACAACATATTGGGACTATGTGAGATCGAGGTGTGTGCCTGAAGATTATCCTATTATGGTACAGATGGAAAATGATGGGGTGCATTGGACACGTGACCATGTTATTATTCCATTTACTTACAATGATACCATAGTAGGTTGGTGTGCCAGAATGTTAAGTGGTAGCGGCCCGAAGTATATCAATCACAGTCAGCCTGGGTATGTGTTTGGCACAGACTTACAAAAACCTGGCTGGCAACATGTGTTGGTCATGGAAGGTATATTCGACGCACTCAGTGTTGGCGGCTTAGCACTGATGCACAATACCGTTAGTGACGCACAAGCAAGATTGATAAGAAGCTTAGGAAAAGAAATTACAGTGGTGCCAGATCATGATACTGCAGGTATGGAATTGGTGGATCGTGCCATTGAATTAGGATGGGCAGTTAGTATACCCGATTGGCCAGATGACATTAAAGATGTAAATGATTCAGTGGTAAAAATGGGTAAGTTAGCAACCATACTAACTATATTTCAGGCAAGAGAAACTACAAAGCTAAAAATAGAATTAAGGAAACGACAACTTGTTAAAAGATTTTAATAATTTAAAAATTATCGGCTTGCATCATACACAACACTAATATATTATGACACTCCCTGACAGCAAATTATTTTGTGCATATCACAATCAAGGATTATTCATTGACGCAACCCCAGGCGGACAAAAAAGGATTGCTATGTGTTGTTGGCAAAAAAGAATTAATGTAGATAAAGTAGAGTTTGATCATCTTTCGTTGCTTGACATGAGAAAGCAAGCAGAACATGATCTACCTGAAGCGTGTACACCTTATTGCAAAATTGAAAATCATATTAATAATGAAAGACAGCACAGTTTAAAAGAAGATTGGTGGGACAACAAAGGCAATCATATTAAAAAATTACATCTCAAACAGGGATTAATTTGTAATCTAAAATGTATTTCTTGTGGATCAATGCTTAGTAGTGCATGGAATGAAGAATATCAACACTTTGATCCGGGCGCTCCTAAAGTACAACTAATAAAAAGTCCCAATAAATCTTGGGAACATTTGGATCTGTCGCATCTGACACAATTGACATTAGACGGCGGTGAACCATTTTTAAATGAAGACAATGTTAATATTTTAAAGCATTTAGATAAGTTAAATTTACTGCATAACATCACGGTCAATTATTATACAAACGGCACAGTTTTTCCTGACAACGAACTAATTTCTTTATGGGCCAAATGCCACTGGGTTAGATTATTTTTTAGTTTAGACGGAATTGAAACTACCTTAGAATACACTCGTTATCCAGCTAAATGGAATGAAGTTAGAGATAACTTGTATCGATTTCAAAAAATACAAGGTCCTTGTTTACTATTAGAAGTTGATGCTACAATTGGAGTACATAATATTTTTAATCTAGGGGATTTTTATCAATGGTGGAAAACCAATTATCAATTTGGTAATCAGGGAGACCCATCTAATATATTTGTTAGACCAATTGAACCTTCTAGTCATGGAGGCCGAGTACTACAACTAATACATTTACCATTGGAATTAAAAACACAGGCAGAAGATTTATTAAATTCTATCATTGATTTACCGGGTGCTCAGCAATTGATATCGTTGTTATCTAAAAATCCCAGTAACGAATGGTTAGAATATTTAGAAAAACTTGATAAAATCAGAAAAACAAACTGGCGTCAAAATCTGCCAGCAAGATTGTCTCAGTATACAATAAAGTAAAGGAAAAATTTTGTTAAAAGAATACGGACTTGACATACAACGATTGTTTTTGGAAATGATGCTTCAAGATGCATCCAGCTACATACGGGTACAAAACATTTACAATCCTGAAAACTTTGATCGCAGTCTGAGACCAGCGGCAGAGTTTGTCAAGAAACACAGCACTGAATTTAAAACATTGCCTAATGCCGAACAAATTGCTGCTAGCACAGGTATTCGACTTGCACATGTGCCCGACTTAAATGAAGGGCACTTTGAATGGTTTATGCAGGAGTTTGAAAGTTTTACTCGCAGGCAAGAACTTGAACGAGCAATTTTAAAGTCAGCAGATCTACTAGAAAAAGGTGATTATGATCCTGTAGAAAAACTAATCAAAGATGCAGTACAGATTAGTTTGACCAAGGACATGGGTATAGACTATTTTGAAGATCCTGCTGCCAGAATCAACAGATATTTTAATTCAGGCGGGCAAGTCAGTACAGGTTGGCCACAGATGGATCGATTATTGTACGGTGGATTTAGTCGCGGCGAACTAAACATTTTTGCAGGTGGAAGTGGAAGTGGTAAAAGTCTTGTGATGATGAACATTGCACTTAATTGGTTACAACAAGGACTCAGTGGAGTGTATGTGAGTTTAGAGTTAAGTGAAGACTTGTGTGCGCTAAGAACAGACGCTATGTTGACCAACATGGGAACTAAAGAAATCCGCAAAGACATTGATACCGCAGAACTCAAAGTCAAGATGATGGCCAAAAAATCTGGGCAGTATAGAGTCAAAGCCCTACCAGCACAAAGCAATATCAATGATATCAGAAGCTACATTAAAGAAGTGCAAATACAAACAGGGTTGCGTGTAGATTTTATCATGGTTGATTATTTGGATTTGTTGATGCCAGTGAGTGCCAAGGTCTCGCCCAATGATTTGTTTGTCAAAGACAAATATGTCAGTGAGGAGTTGCGTAACTTAGCCAAAGAACTTAATGTGCTGTTTGTAACTGCTAGTCAGTTGAATAGGTCAGCGGTAGAAGAAGTAGAGTTTGACCACAGTCATATCAGTGGCGGTATCAGCAAGATCAATACTGCAGATAATGTATTTGGAATTTTTACAAGTCGAGCAATGAAAGAACGTGGACGCTATCAGATACAATGTATGAAATCGCGCAGTTCAACAGGTGTGGGACAAAAAATTGATTTAGAATATAATATCGAAACCATGCGTATTACAGACTCTGGAGAATCTGCGGACGAATCTAGTAACAGGTTTGTTAAAAAACCCAGCATTTACGATAGTATCAAAACACAAAGTCGAATCTCTGAATCTGTCAAAACAGGCGAAGTTGAAAAAGTCACTGCAGATGTCAATAGTGCTAAACTTAAACAATTACTTGGTAGAATAAAACAATCATGAACGATCTTTATTGTTCAATCATACACGGTGGATTAAACATTGATTTCAAATCAAATAAGTTTGACAATCAACCTCATGTTAGCCATTGTTGTCTAAGGTCCGACATGTTTCCAGTTAATACTGACCATAATTTTTGGAACGATAAAGAATTAGCACAATTAAGACAAACAAATAAACAAAACATATGGGATCCTGGGTGTTCAAATTGCCAAAGATTGGAATCTGCAAATCAAGAAAGTTTCAGAACTGGCATGAATAAAGGCTTAAAAATATTTGGACAAACTGATTTATCTGGCCCAACACGTATTGATCTTATGTTTGATATCAGTTGTAATTTGGCATGTCGAAGTTGTGGACCAAAATCTAGTACATATTGGCAACAACATCTTAGAACGCATAACATGTGGAATAAATCTATTTCAAAACCTGGTAAAAAATCTCAAGTGATTGACGCTTTATCTAAACTTGATCTTTCAAATTTAAAACAATTAGTATTTTGTGGCGGCGAAACATTACTTGGTCAGGAGTACTGGCATGTAGCAGATTGGTTGGCTGACCGTGTTTTAAATGCTAAAAATCAATTAACTTTGTGCTTTCAAACCAATGGCACACAATCTATTCATACTAGAAATTTTAATATAATTGAAAAATTTCATTTAGTAAAATTACATATTAGCATAGACGGAGTCGGAGATCGATTTGAATATCTTAGATGGCCAGCCCAATGGAATCAAGTTGTAGATAATATATTAAATTTAAGACAAATATTACCAGGAAATGTAATGTTTAATGTAGAGGAAACCATTAGTATTTTTAATCTGTTGTATCAACAAGAACTTAACACATGGATCGACAATAATTTTACACAAAATAAAGAAGGTGACAAAACTAATCATACCAAGCATATGGTCACGGGAGTTTTTGATTTAAAAAACATGTCGTCTGAATATGTGGAATGTATAAAAAAAACAGATTATCAAAATTTAATACCGCCTAACTGGGAAGAAAATCCCGTAGCAATACAAACTATGTTAGCAAAGATCAAACAATTTGATATTTTAAGAAACGAATCTTTTGAAAAAGTATTCCCGGAATTAAGAAATTTTTATGCTAGATTCTGGTAAATATTTTAAAGGTCCTGGCACAAAATGCATAAAAAAACACGTAGTCTTTTAGAAGAGCTAGATAGTCTGTACACAGAACGCGATCAGCGTCATGTTATAGAAAATCGCGCTGCCAATATTATCGCCAGTGCCATAAGATTACTAGAGCAGATTGATGAAAAATACACTTCGGAGCAAGCAGAAAATCTGCAACGCAAATTGATCAATGCTATCAAACTCAGAGATCCTGGTAAATTTACCCGTACAGTGAGACGCACAGATGAAAATTCATGAACTAACACAACCCCCATTGAACGAAGGCTTCATGGACACGCTTAAAAGCATAAAAAATACAGCTTATGGCCGGGCTATCGACAGTATTGGTAAAAGTATACATGATGCAGATCGGTCAGCTAGTCAAAGTGTACGCCGTGCAGTCAGGGCAGTTGGTCCTGCAGTCAAAAGTGCCGCCGGTAGTGTTGGATCAGCCATAACAAATAACCCCGCCACTAGAGCCTACGATAGATCCACTGGTGTGTTTGGTAAAGCACCCAGTTATGCATCAACTGCACAAGCCGCCTCTCAAAAATTAAACAAACAAGGATTTGGTCCCCAATATCAAGC